TGAGATATACGAAAAATTCAAAGCAAACCCAGTCGAACTGATTAACACCTACGGAGACACCAAAGAAGGAGTCCAAAAGTACATCGAAGACACCTTTAAAGGAGTGGTATTACCTACAGGATGTGGAGAGTTCGGAATCTACTATATCAACAACAAAGAATCCAATCAAAGACTGATACAAGAATGGGAAGACAATGTCAAATGTTATTCCCACAAGAATGGTCAATCCCCAATGAAGAAGACATGGATGCTGATTATATATCCTATGACCACGAATGGAGAGACATATCAGAACAATCACGTTTCATCTATGCAGACACCCAAGACGAAGACACTAACAACGACACAAGGGGCTGACCTCTACTTCAGAACATGGATACACAAAGAGTAATCGACCACTATTCTCACGTAAGATACCCAAACTTCTTTACTGAGGACGAATGCAAACACATAGGGTACATACTCACACGAGACGAGCATAAGATATTAGAGATAAAGAACACCTCTAAGTCCGTCTATAAGGGACTCACCAAACAACACCAAGTCTATAACTGGTTACAACACCCCGACATCAGACCACTGAATATACCCAAACGCATCTTCCAATTACCCGAATTCCAACACGAAGACGAAATAAGAATCCAATGCTGGGGGAACATACTACGACACGGGGAAGACCTATTAACTCACAATCACGGTCATGACATAGAAGACGAAGAGAGACAATCGGGAATGCAACACTTTTATGCTATGAATGCGTTCATAGACGGTGAAGAACCCTCGTATACACACTATGATGACACTGGTAAGACACAGAATGTAAGAGGAGAACTCCATGTGATTGGATGCTTACTTATGCATGGTGTGAGACGTAATATGTATAAGAAACCACGAATAAGTCTTGCAATGGACGTACATCTCAAAGAAGCATTCGATACCATACCCAATGAGTATCTAAAATATCGTATATTACCCTTTAAAAGGAGTGAAGTGTTCGTAGATACCTTGGTGTAGAGGTTGGTCTTTAAGAAGTGCAATGAATTCATCCATAGTCACTATATGTGTAGTGAAGGGATACCATTCTAAGTGTTCATAGATTGTTTTATGTGGTATATGAGAACCTCTGATAATGTACACTTCTTTGTATCCGTACTTACGCCAATACTTCCATACGGTGTGTGGTAACTTCTCTTCAGCACTTCCCATACTATTCTGATTCTTACAATCAACAAATAAGGTAGACTTAGGTGTTTCTATGATAAAATCAATACCATCGGTCTTTGCATGTTTGTAAGATATATCATTTGGTATTGAGAAACAACCTTAATTCCTCCTCCATTACCTTACCCGAGGTGTTAGCACTACTTGCATCTGTTAACATAAACCTATTATAACACTCTGAAACCCTTATGACTAGGGGGTTTGGAATATAATTCTGAGGGTCTCATGGTGCTTGTGAATATAATGTGTGTGGAAGTGTGCAGAAGTGTGTAATTATATTGGTATTCGGCAGGTATTGAGAATGCATGGAATTTCTCTGATTAGGTGCTGATGTTCGGAGACCCTAACCACCTATTTTATTCGGAGTCAACCCCTCTGAAACCCCTACGGCTACAACCTTTCCGAGACCCCTCTGAGAACCTCTAAGGTACTCTAAGAACTGGAGAGACCCTCCGAGAACCCCGCCAGCTACAAGGTTTATAGTGCCTTGACAATCCCCTCCACTTTTTGGTATTATAGAACCATGATGAATTGACGAGAGTAACAGGAAAATCCCCTAAATGCCTGAGACCATGGGGTGGAGAGAGGAGACAAGAGAGGCGTCTTAGTTATTGTTCTTCCCTTCATTACTACTAGAGTAAGACTAAGAACACAAAAATCCGAGAATGAAACATAAGAACCCTCTCGGATTAGTTGTATATGGGCCTTGACAATGCTAGTCATAAAAGGTTATACTATGTACATAATGACAAACAAAGGAGACATTATGAAACAACTTAAAGAAACTTGGACTATTGGACGCTGACTTCCTACAGGGGATGTCGGTCATTTGTATTCGCATTGGTTATCGGAGTGGTATCATAATGTATGTGTTAACGATAGGTTCTATAGTGTATCCTCTATGATAATGAGAAAGGATGCAAGGAAGGCGTATCATCATGCTGTCCAAAAGAATGGTATTAACAATGTGAAGGTGACGTATAATGACTAGAGTGTATAACCCCCACCCCTATCAAATCAAAGATATTGAATGTGATAGATTGTCTTCTGCAAAGAGTTATGTTAGTAAGTTCGAGAAACATGTCATTGAATGGGAACATGATGACTATACACAGGTAGAGATTAATGATATAATAGAGGAGGTACTATGTTAAATGGTCTTATGGGTACTCACTTATCCACAGGTTATCCAGTGGACATAGACTTAACCAACCAAGAGATGGTGTTAGCGACCCTTAAACAGGGAGACATCAACAGTGCATGGGAGAGTATGTGCGCTCTAGTACATAGGAGGACGGGTATAAAGATTATCGGTCAGATTCAGATAGATTACATAGTAATTAATGGAAATAAAAGGAAATTCCACTAGACAAAGACCCTCCTCTATAGTATAATAGATGTATAAGTCCGACTAGGGAAGGACATTCGTTATGAATCAAGTGAGTCCCTAGAGTTATCTACTGAGAAGGTCGTGTGGGCATGAGAGAGACCCACCCCGATTTGAGAGAGCGCCTTAGAGACGTTCTAAGAGTACCTTAGAGGTATCTTAGTGTGTTGACAGGGGGTCGTTCTCTGAGTGCCTTAGAACAGTACTGAGGGACTCCTAGAGATATTTGGATGGCGACTAAACCCCCACCCTAAATGTTTCTCAAAGGAATATAAGTACCCATCGAAAATTTTTTTTTTGGGTATTAAAAAGGGTATACCTTTTTTCCAAGAAATATGATATAATATAATTGTAAGATAAAATAGGAGACTAATACAATGCCAAAAATAAAAGAAACCGTCAGTATACCGAAGAAAGAACTTTCTGCTTTACTTCGAAATAAAAATTCATTTACACCACCACCACAAATGATATTAGATGAGTGGTACGATAACGTAGAGAAAGCAAACCAAGTATTCTTTGATTTAACCCCTAACACTATAACCGTCAGTGATGATGGACTGGGTATGGAATACGATACCTTTATCAATGACTTTTTAAACCATAAGGAAGTCCAAGGTGCAACACCCAACTCCACTGGTGTCTTTGGTATAGGTGGGTCAAAGGGTATTCCTTATCTCATTGGTCTTCCTAAATCTATTGCATTCACAAGTAGAGACGGTAAGTCCTATTACAAAGGTGTATGGGAGTATGATGGGTCTATGGGTACGGGTATGTTCGGATATTCAAGCATAGAGTCCGCTAGTGTCAAGGTGTATACTATGACGAAGTCTGAATATGATAAAGAATATAAACGTGATTGTGGGTATATTCCAACCTTTGTGTTCTCATGTAAGAGGTTAGGTATGTACGCAGGGGATTGGAAAGGTGAGAAAGTATTTAATTTGAATAAGATTAAACAACAATTATCTATGAAGATGATGGAAGGTAAGTCTTTGGCTGATATTACAGTCACAAACACGACTCCAAAGGGTAGAACGTCTTCTGAAGACTTAACTCCTGCATATCACCCCTTTGTCACAACCATTGATGGGAAACAAATCATTGCACCTAATAGTTTAGAACAACTTCCGTTTGAGAAGGAGACATTTCTTATGGGTCAACATAATGCAAAACTGAAACTTAAGTGTTATAAAAAATCCTGTTTTAGAACCGAGGACGATTCAACTAACGAAAAATTAATTCAAGCTCATAGAAATAATGAGCCTGCAATGCATGGTTGGACTCCCAATGGTGACAAAGCTGCAGACAACAAACCTACTGTTCATATTGCCACTAAAAGTGGTAGAATACTACACTCATATATCATAGACGACACCAATCGTACTTCGAATCCCGAATTAATGAACTTTATGGTGTTTGTTTTCTATGCAGACACATGGGAAGAACAAATTCCCTTCGACCAAGTCAAATCAAAGGGTATGGGCCCTCATGTGTATGCTGATTTTAATGAAAAGATAGCCAATTGGATGAAGAAACCTGCACAAAAAGCAAGATTCACTCACGGTGAAGACAAAGAGGAAGACAAAGAAACCGAAAAGATTAGAGAGACTATCGTTTACGGTACAAATAGTGAAGCCAATAATGCAAGAGGTTTGATTTCAACCATAATGGATTGTAAACCAAGTTATCTCAAAGACAAAGACATAGTACGTTGTCAAGTGTCTAATTCAGAACCCCGTGCTTTAGATTTAAAAATTGAAGGGGAGATTCCTCTTGTAGGAGAAAATAAATTAAAAAGAGTTGTAATTGACGACTTAGACCAAGCAATCTCTATGTCTTATGCTCTTAACTATGAACACCACATGGTTTTATTGGTTGGTGAGATTACTCCACACTTCAGAGACAATGCATGTAAACATTATAACAAAAGAATGAATGAAGATAGATTAGGTAAAGCAGTCTCTTTCACTGTTATGACGAAGACTGCTTTGTATACAGGAGATGACAAAAGTGATACTAACTTTATTGAGTTGTACCGACATGAGGATTATATTGTATGAGTAAATTTGAAATAATACAAGGGAATAAATCCGAGAAGGATAAAATATTATTATATAATGGTCGTGCAGTTGCATTTGAGGATGTTGCAAAGATGTGTATATTCTTTATGGCTAACGAAGACAATCTTTATCCACCTCCTAGATATAAAGGTGGTCAAATGTTTATTGATTACATGACAGAGGTCTTAGAGACTCGTAGAGTTCCTACCGATAGTAAGTATGCAATCAAAAAGAACCACGGAGTAGTAAAAGTATGAGTCCTAAATCAAGAGCAATTCATAAAGAAACTGCAACCACTGTAGGGACTGGATTATTAATTAACTACCCACTGAATCTATTTGGATTGTATATCTGTATTGATGTACTAGATATGAGTAATTCAGTGGCCATAGGAACGTCTATAACGGTTGCTATGACCTTTGTTGCATATACTAGGGTCTATACCATAAGAAGGTGGTTCAATGGCAGATAAAGACGAGAACCGATATGAGATAACCAGTGAGACTCCTCTGTATACCAAAGACTGGTATATCAAATGGGTTGCATCTGTTTTTGTGTTGTCTTCTATGTCCCTAAGAGGTGTAGAGGGATACCAAGACTGGGACTTAGGTCTTTCGTTTATAGGTGTAGCACTTTGGTTGGTTGTGTCTCTGATGTGGAATGACAGAGCTCTCATCCTATTAAACGGTGTGGGTCTATTATTTTTATTACGGACTTTAATTACAGGATAAATAGAAGTATGTTAGAATTAATTTTATTACCTTGGACTTTATTTAAATACATCTTCTCGTTAGGTCTATGGGGTGTTTTGTTTATTACACTTCATTACCAGTGGAAGAAGCATGAATGCAGTGAGTGGACTCTCAATGCACTGAGAAGCAATAAAAAGAAGGTTGAAGAAAAACCCGAGGATTATATTGTATGAGTACTCAATTAATATTAGTACACATTGGATTTATATTTGCATTGGTCGTATCCGTATGGTATAGTGGGTTCAGAGCAGGTCGTAAAAGTATGGTTGAACAATTCATGGATGATAAATTATTTACTCCACTGGATTTATTAACACATTACAAACAAATAAATAAAGACATAAACAACAAATAATAATAGGAATATATTATGAGAATAATTGGAGTGAATATTTCACATGACACATCCGTGTCAGAATTAGTAGATGGTAAAATACTCAATCTCTATGAAGAGGAAAGGTGTGTCAGAGAAAAGTACTATGACCCCAACAAAGCAATATTAGAAAAATATCGTGGTCTCCTTACAATGGAGAGATATAACTTAGGGAGTGATGAATTAATCGACTCGGTTGCATTTGCATCCTATGACCGTAGAGAGATTGCTTATCATTTATCTGAAGAGACGGATAATATATGGAAGAGTGAATGGGTAGAAAGATTTCTCAAAGACATCAAAGCAACAACTCTTACCATCGATAGACTTAACGAACTTGCAGAGAAGTATGAGGAGTTCAGTTATAATATTCCTAAGACGAGTGTAGATGATGATATCATTAATCTTTTAATGAACTCACATTATTCAAACAATCAATCCTATCACTTTGATAGAAACCTTCATCATGAATATCATGCTTGGAGTGCAGGATACTTTGCATACGAACAAGACCAAGTAGAAGATGCAATGTGTGTAGTGTGGGATGGTGGTGGAGCTCAGTCATATTTTGATACACATCCTGGCTACCAAGAAATCGAGTCTATCTATAAAATAGAAAAAGGTGTCCCTACTCTTAAACATCAAGTCATGTCAAACTATAGAGTCATTGACGACCTTAACTATGCACTACCCAATCAACTAAGTGATTGTTGTCAGACAGAGGTAGAGACCACTGAAGACATCGATGGTGCAGAGGTAGTCTTTACATCAAGACCGTCCAGTGGAATGATGTTCTCGAATATGAGTCAGACACTAGGTACAGACGACCATGGTCGAGCAGCAGGTAAAGTTATGGGGATGGCCTCTTATGGTAGAGGTGAGAGTAAAGAATTTAATAAGTTTACTATTTCACAAAAACTTGAACTTGAAACATTTGAAAATTCATGTAAAACAATTCAGAGGGCATTAGACTTAGACCCTACTAATAAAAATATTATTCTGAGTGGTGGGTATAGTTTAAACTGTACTAACAACTACAAGTACTTACAGAGATTTCCCGATGTTAATTTTTATGTAGAACCCTGTTGTCATGACGGTGGTACTTCAATAGGTGTAGCACTAAGTGCAATGCATATAATACAACAGGACGAGAACTATGTGAGTCCTTCATCTAATTATGTTAAAAGGAGTGTGTGGACATGAAAGTAACCGAAATCATTAGAGACATGGATGAGTGTGTCAGACTATTAATCGAAGAGAAACAGATAGTTGCAATCTTCCAAGGTAAAGGAGAATGGGGCCCACGTGCATTAGGTAATCGTTCCATACTCTTTGACCCAACTAATCTTCGTGCAAAACAAATTGTTAACGAGGTGAAGAAAAGAGAAGAGTATAGACCTTTTGCAGGTAGTGTTATGTTAGAACATGCACATGAGTATTTTGAAATGCTACAGTTAAAGGAATCCCCATGGATGTCTTTTGCAATACAAGGTAAACCTCTTGCATATGAAAAGATTCCAAGTATCGTTCATGCAGATGGAACATGTAGAATCCAAACGGTTACTGAAGAACAGAACAAGAACTATTACAATCTCATTAAAAAGATGTATGAGACTAACGGTGTTCCTGTTGTCTTTAACACATCATTCAATTTAGGTGGTGAGGCATTAGTCGAAACTATCTATGATGCAATCGATACATGCAACCGTTCAGATATTAATTTTCTTTATGTCCCCGAAGACCAAGACATTCATATTCCATATGATGCAATTAAATTAAAGGAATTAACTAAATAGTTATATGGTAGAAGTAACCGACTCAGCAATACAACAACTCCTTAAAAAGAACGTGTCTTTTATTAGACTTCGGAGTTAAGGGTGGTGGTTGTGCTGGGTATGAATATTTTATAGAAGACACTTCAGACTTTATTAACATATCAGATAAACTTGTAAGTTACGGAAAGTTTAGTGTAGTGTTAGATAAAGAGTCTATCCCCTACTTGAGTGGTTCTACTTTAGACTGGGTACAAGAAGGTCTCAATGAGTTTTTTAAAATAATAAATCCGAAGGAAGAATCTTCTTGTGGATGTGGAGTGAGTATACAGTTTAATGAAGACCTCGTCAGCAAAAGCTAAAGGTAGAAAACTTCAACAGTGGTTTGCCAAGTTAATGGTAGACACCCTTGACCTCCATGAGGAAGACATAGAGTCGAGACCTATGGGTTCACAAGGTGAGGACATTATAATGGGAAGAGAGTCGACGAGAGAGATTCCCTTACAGTGTTGAGTGCAAGAACCAAGAAGCAGTGAACGTATGGAAAGCATATGAACAAGCAGAAAGTAATTGTGGTAAGTACGAACCCTTAGTTGTGATTAAGAGAAACAGAAGTAAACCATTAGTGGTGATTGATGCTGAACACTTCGTTGCACTACATAAGAAACAGTTGACTCCACTAGAGTTACAACAAATAGCAATTGGAAAAGATATCAGATGAAATCGTTTAACGAAATAACAGAAGCAAGAAAGGAACAGAAACCAATACGGTTACTGGTTATCTCTGCAAAGAATGATAGCAAGATAAAGAAACCATTTATCACTGCAGGAAGATTACAAGAAGAGTGTAAGAAGAAAGGACTAGACTGTTACATTGCTCACATTGAAGATGCAGTTATCAATAAAGACAAAGACACTACTACTATTTCTAATCATGGTTCAGATATAGAGTGGGTAATAGATGAAAACGTAATTGCAATTATTCGTGGTTCTGCAGCAAGTAAAGATTCATACATGGATTTAGTTTCCCAATTAGAGAAGATGAATGTCCCATGTGTCAACAACCGTGAAACAGTTATGATGTGTGCAGACAAATACTGGAGTTCAATTAAACTTAGAGAAGTTGGGGTGACTCAACCTAGGAGTGCGTTGGTTCGTTCTAAGGACACACTACAAGAGTCCATTGAAAGTATTGACCTTGAGTATCCTTTCATATTAAAAACACTTAGAGGGTCTAAGGGTGTTGGTGTGATGTTTATAGAATCAGAAAGGTCACTTAATGCATTGGTCGCTATGTTATATAAGTTAGACCCCGATGTAGAGTTTATCGTTCAACAGTTCATTGAGTCAGATGGTGATGTTCGTGTTCAAGTTCTTGGTGGTGAGATTATCGGTGCAATGAAACGTATGCAGATTAAGGGAGACTTCCGTTCTAACATATCACAAGGTGCAGAAGGCAAACCTTATAAGTTAAGTAAAGAAGAAATCAAACTAAGTATAGATGCACATAAGTCAGTCAACGGAGACTGGACTGCAGTAGATTTTATTTTAGACAAAGATGGAACACCCTATTGTTTAGAAGTAAACAGTTCGCCTGGCACGGATGGATTTGAAGAAGCAACAGGTATCAATGTTGCAAAGACAGTTATAGAATATTATGAAGACCGTGCAAACTGGAGACGGACTCCAACACAAATTGGTAAGTTTGAACAGATATACATTGAAGGTGTAGGAAGAGTTGTTGCAAACTTTGATACAGGTAACAGTGCTAAGTGTTCTTTACATGCAGAGAAGTTTGAAGTCAGAGGAAAGAAAGTTCACTGGGAAGAGAACGGACATAAATTTGTACATGACCTAGTTAAGATGGTTAAGTTTGAAAGAGGTGCTGTTAACGCCTAAAGTGTTTGAGAGACCTATGATACACTTCAGAGTTTCATTCAATGGTAATGACTATGAGGATGCAGAGTTCATCTTAGATGATAGAACTGATAAGACCACTAAGTGTTTAATGAATCAGAGATTTATGAAGAGAGCAAATGTAATGGTCAATCCATCAAGGAATTTTGTGGTCACTGATTTTATTGAAACAAAAGAATTACACGACTTCGAGAAAAAAGTAACTTGACAATGCCTACCATTTAATAGTATACTCTTCATCATGACACAAACAAATAAAATATCTATAAGAGACAGAATGCAGAATAAGGCTTTATCTGCATTTGGAGAAATTGAATACGAAATTGATGCATGGTTAGATTTACCTTACGGTTCAGAATTTAATATGTTGAAACATTTGAAACGACTTGACTATTCACCAAAGGTTATTGCCTTTATGAAAGGACAAGTAGATGACATTATCTTTGAAGTCAAAAACGAAGAAGGTTGTGAACAGTTAGAAGAAGCATATGAGTTTCTATCTAAGACCAACAAGAAAAAGTTTTTAAAGTTCTTAGAAAGTATCGACAAAGGGATACAGGAATACATTGACACTACAGTGGTAGTTCGTAAACCTCCAAAACCTAGGTCGCCAAAACAGATAGTAAGTAAACTACCATACTTAAAACAACACGGTAAGTACCATTCTATTGACCCCGAAGAAATCATTCGTGCAAAGACATTGTTCACTTATAACATTGCTTCACAGAAGTTTACTAAGTTTGAAACTTACGGTGGTCTATCAGTTAAAGGTTCTCGTATTATCGATTACGATGTATGTGAAGAAAAGACCTTGACAGATATCAAGTTACTTGATAGAATATACAAAGGTGGTAATATAATTGCAAGAGGATTTCTAGATGAGATTCCTCGTTCCAAGTTAAAAGACGGAAATGATTTGCTTACCAAAAATACATTATTAATAAAAGTGATTAGATGATACTTATAGATTTTACCCAAACCATAATTGCAGGTCTTATGATGCAATTGAAAATGAACAAAGGAGAAGTATCAGAAGATATGCTAAGACACATGATACTCAACTCTGTAAGAATGTATCAGAAGAAATACTCACCCGAGTATGGACAGATAGTTCTCTGTACTGATGCATCACATACATGGAGGAAAGACTTCTATCCATTGTATAAAGCAAACAGAAAGAAAACAAGAGACGATTCAGATTTGGATTGGGGCAAACTGTTTGAGACACTTCAAGTTGTTAAGGATGAGATTAGAGATAACTTCCCTTACAAGTACATGTATGTCGAACAATGTGAGGCAGATGATATCATTGCTATCCTAGTCAAACATGCAACTGAACCAGTTATGATTGTAAGTGGAGATAAAGACTTTCAACAACTACACAAGTATGACTATGTGAAACAGTGGAGTCCTAATGTAAATAAACTTATACATTGTGAAGACCCCGACAGATTCCTTAAGGAACACATATTAACTGGAGACAAGTCAGATGGCATACCAAACATTCTATCTAACGATGATTGTATATCAGAAGGTATTAGACAGACACCGTTAAGAAAACCAGTTAAAGAATCATATCTCAGAATGACGATTCAAAAAGACGATAAATACTATAGGAACTATTTAAGAAACCAAACTCTGATTGACCTAGAGTTCATTCCTCAAAACATAGAGGATAACATCTTAGAAGAGTATTCAAAGGCAGAACCAGTAAAGGGTAAAGTGTTTGACTATCTAAGAGTTCATAGGTTAAATGAGTTATTAAATCATGTAGAGGATTTTACATTATGACAGAAGTAAAGAAAAGAGGAAGAGGCAGACCAAAGGGAGCCCCTAATAAACCAGTAATGGAATTGATTACTGAAAGACAAAACTTAACAATGAATGCAGACGTATATGAAATACTATGTCAGGCAGACCTTGTTGCACAAGAGTCAGAAGACCTTGCAGTGCAAGGACTCCAAGTATTCAATGCAAGAAACGGTGCAGTAATGCCAGTTCTTCAGTGGATACATAATGACGCAATACAGTCAACACTACCCGAAGGTAAAACACCTTTTGGTAAGAATGATGCCCCTGCATCAGATTTAACTGAAACAAGTTTAAAGTTTGAATTTAAATTATTCAAGTACTTTGTTACAGAACAAATCCCTATGCTCAAAAGAGAGAACATGTGGATTGGAATGCTGGAAGGTATTCCTTCTAAGGAAGCAGAATTGATTGACTTAGTAAAAGATGGAAAAAATCCCTTTAAAAACATTACTAAAGAAATTGTTAAAAAGGCATTTCCCGAGTTAAACATTTAGATAAATACTTACAGAGGTTTGAGACTATATATATTTTAAGGGAAGTTAATTTAAACTTCAGTAAACAACTTTCTAGTCTAACACCTCTCCATGGATTTTTAGGATAAATAATATTATGGCAACAACTGATAACCCCAACACATTCGAAACCGAACAGGTACAACCTACCGAGTTAGAACTACTAGCACAAAGAATGGAAAACTATTCCATTCCACTTAAACCTGCAACAGCACAAGCAACACTTGCTACGGTGACTCGTGGTCTTGAAAAAGGTATGTTTAAAATTGAAGAGTTAGATGCAATCATCACTATTAGAGAAGAGGTCAACAAAGGTATCATCGACTACAATGGTGCAATGAAAATGGCACAAGAGAGAATGCAAGTTCTTCAACAAGAAGAAATCATTAAACAACAAGAAGACATTGCAAAAGCAATGGAGGCAGAAAGAGTTAAGACTGCAGACGAAAGATTACTTCGTAAAAGAACTCAAGACAGACTTAAGGTTATGGAAGAGGCACTTGCAAAAGCAGGACTTTCAATTGACTTAGATGGAGACGGAGTTATTGGTTTACCAAGTGGAGAGTCTACAACACCTCTAACTGAAACAGAACAACAGAGAGTTGACCAAATCATTGCAGACACACCTGCACCAACTCCTGCACCGAAAACAACGAGTAGTGCATTTAAAATGGCAAGGATGTTGAATCCTGTTACTGAACCAACACAAGAACCTTATATCCCTTTGGACACACCACAATCTCATACTAAGGTAGAGACAACAATAGCACCCATCTCAACAGACGAAGACTTCGTAGAGAAAGTTGATGAGGTAAAGAAATCATTCTCAGAGTTTGTTGAAGATGAAGTGACACAAACAATAGAACTTCCAGTAGAACCAGTTAACGAAGATGCAATCATCAGTGGTGAATCAACAGAAGCATTCTTAGATGAAGTAGAGAGAGTTAACGAAGTTGCAGATGCAGACGAAATGGATTTAACAGATGAAGTTCCACCAACAATAGTAAATGAAGTTGCACCTACACCACCACCTTTTGTGACTGGAGGTAATGCACCTAACATTACAGGAATAGTAGGAAACACTCCTAACATAAAAGCAAAAGTTGATGAGGTAGATGTATTAGACCAATTCGAACAAGACTTGATTGATGAAGAACAATTCAATCAATCATTTGCTGAAGTAGATGAACCTGTAATAGAAGAGCCTACACTTGATGTTGGATATGAACAACCAGTACTTGGTGAGAATGATGTTGTAATTAAACAAGACCAAATCAAAACCATAGAGAACTATGAAGATTTAGAAGCAGAAGAAGAGTTTGAAGAAGTTGTAATTCCTAATCGTAATGATTTAGAAAAAATGACTAAAGCACAAATAGAAAAGTCTGCAGAGAAACTAAGTTTTTCAGTAAACCCTACTGATACTAAGTCTGTAATGATTGATACATATGAATCACAAGCAAATGCATTGATTGAATCATTAACTGAAGGAAACGAATTTGTAAGTTCAACAGAGGAAGACTTAGACAATGGTAACGAGGATAGGAGAGACGGCGGATACTTCTAAGGAATCTATTGTTAGAGAACTTAGACTTGAAGAAGTTTCAGCATTACACGAGGAAGAACTGAAAGACATCACTGAAGATGTCTTACGATTTGATTTTCCAGTTGAGTACTCAATCCGTTTAGGATTTCAGTATGACATTAATGAAGTACATCTTTCAAAAAAAGGTCATACCCTTTTCTTTTCATGCCATGACATGAAACACGACTCAACAGAAAGTATCATACTAAAGTCATACTTATATAAACCAAAAGGATTCCCTAAATCAAAAGAACTAGATATGCATGATGATAGTAGATTTATTTGTGTTCCAAAATACTTTGCAGAAAATTTTAATGTAGGAGATAACATTACTTATTCTTTAGTCAGAGCAACAGAAAAAATAGAACGTCATGTGGTTTGTAATGTCTCGTAATATTCCAATCACTGCAGTAGACCAATATGACTTCTTAGAACATCGTAGAGAACAAGAAAAGAAACACTGGGATAATGTAAAGGGTCGTAGTCCACTGGACTCTATTCTCACTGTAGAGATAAACACAACAGAACTCTGTAATAGAACATGTGTGTTTTGCCCACGACATGACCCTAAAGTATTTCCCAACAGAAACTTACACTTAACAGTTAAAGGTGCAACAACGATTGCTGAGGAACTTGCAGAGAATCAATTCAGAGGTAAGATATCCTTTAGTGGGTTTGGTGAGAACTTACTGAATCCTAACTTTAGAGAAATTGTAAAGGTGTTTAGATATAACTTACCTTATGCAACACTAGAGTGTAACACTAATGGAGATAAGTTAGATATAGATTACACTAACGGATTGTACAAGAGTGGATTGGATTTGTTGTATATCAATCTTTACGATGGTATACATCAGATGGAACACTTCGACACTATGATGGCAGATGCAAGAGTGCATGAAGATAGATACAGATACAGAATGCACTGGGGTGATTTTGAGAAGCATGGACTCATACTAAATAATAGAAGTGGTGTCGTTGACTGGGTTGGTGTTGAAGACGACACTGTAGAAAACCTAAAAGGTAAACCATGCCATTACCCTTTCTATAAAATGTTTGTAGATTGGAATGGTGATGTATTGTTCTGTTCCAATGATTGGGGCAGAGAACATGTCGTAGGTAATTTGTTATCCATGTCTTTACATGATGTGTGGTTCTCTAAACCTATGAATAAGATTAGAAAGAAACTTATGAAGGGAGATAGAAGTATGTCCCCGTGTAATAAGTGTAGTGTAGATGGTTCACTGTTTGGCAAACCATCGTTTGATATAGTTAAGGAGTATTATGAATCATCAAAGAATAAATAATTTTTTACCTAGGGATGTATTTTCCGACATACAGTCTTTCCTAATGGAAGGAGATATGATGTGGTCATATAGAAATGCATTAACTGATGGTGCAGATACATGTGGGTTTCATTTCAGTGGGGATGTATTTCATGCCGAGAGAAAACAATGTGATGTTCCTTTACTAGAGAAGGTAGGTATTCCAATTATAAGTAGACTACCTATGTCTAAACTTATTCGTATTAAGATAAATTGTTATCCTAGACAAGTGAGAGTGGGTGAAGATAATTACCCTAAGAGTAGTTATCATATAGATTTAGATTATCCACATCATACAGCAATTCTAGGTATAAACACTAACAATGGATATACAGAATTTGATGATGGGACAAAACTTGAATCAATTGAAAACTCTTTAATTTTGTTTGAAGGAAATCAGAGACATCGTGCTGTTGGTTGTACAGATGAAAACATTAGAGTGAACATTAATATTAACTGGATGGAAGATTATCACATCGAGGATTCAAAAAGGACTTGGTAAATTATGAGAGTAGCAATAACAGGAAGTAGTGGTCTTGCAAAGATAATTAAAGACACACTAGAAGCAACACCACATATAGGGAACACCTTTAGAGTAGACCCAATCAGATGTGAAGACATTACAATGAATGGAAGAAACTGTTGGGTATTCGGTGGTTATGAACCTGCTGATGTTCTAATCAATCTTGCACATGAAGACCAAGCAAAGATTCTATCAATTGCTCATGAAGCATGGGAAGGTGAGAAGACAAAATACATTATCAATATCTCCAGTCGTGCAAGTCAACCAAACATATCAAAAGGTTATATGTATGCAAGTGAGAAAGCACAACTCAATCACCTTGCAAACAATCTACAATACAATTCTAAGAAGAGATATAAAATGACCACAATCAATTTAGGTCTTCTCAACGATGAGAATCTACCTAGTGTCAAACACCAAGACGTTGCTGGACTTATCTACAAACTGATTACGTCCTATCCCGACTATGAGATTGCAGACGTGACACTACAAGCACATGCAAACTACCAAAGTGTTCAGAGTGATAAAGAAACACTTAGAGACATGGATAGGTTTACTAAATAATACTATGAGTATAGAATACAACGACTTCGGTTTTACAGCGATGGATGCAGATGAACTTGCATCCGTTGACACAAAGATAATAGAGAAGACTACTTCTGCAACGGAAGTAGTCAATAAGATGGATAACTTTATCAGACCCTTATTAGAAAACCTAATGAGAGATTCAGGATAAGGATTATATCTATTGGCCGAATAGAACTGCAATCCTACAAAAGAAAATAGAAGAATTAAACTCATTACAAGATAGTTTATAAAACCCCTTTACAATCCCCTCCACTTTTTTGTACAATAGACTCTTAAACAACAAAGGAGAAAATTGTGAATTTACAAGAACAAGCATATGTGAACTTAGGAAGAAAACTAATTACACTATGTGAAAACAATGAACTATACAACGGTAAGGATGAGGAATCTTTAGAACTATGGAATGCAGCCGTAACTGCAGGGAACAAGTTTGTTTCCTTTGGAACTACATGGAGTAAGTTCAAATCACATAAAGACTTATCCCCAATGGAAAGGAAAGCAGTACTCAAATACCTAGCAAAGGATTTGGATTCAAAAGTTTAGGGTTGCAAGACTCGGAGACGGGACAGGGAACGATAGAAACAAAATCTACAATTTCAAACACGATGTTTGTTTGAGTTCCCATCCCTCTTTTTTATTTTACCAAAGCCTTGACAATGCCCACCACTTTTTTGTATACTATGTATATAATGACAAAACAAGATAAACAACAAGAACTAAGAATCAAACGAATCAACCTAGAGACTGATATACATTGCTTACAGAGTCAGATAAGGTCAGAGAAAGAAAGACTAGAAGAAATGAAATCTGAAACCAGTGTGGGTGAAGACTGGTCTTCTAGTGTTTGTATCTTAAGAACACAAAAAGAACTTAAGACTACAGAACAACAACTAATCAGAAAACAAAATAAACTAACCAAATTTCTAAAGGAGACAATATGAAATTAAAAGAACTAGTAAATGAAGTGAATGCAGAACAAGATGCATTAGAAAAAGCAGACAAACTATGTACTGCAGTTGAGAAACTATGTGAAGACTTGACTACTGCAATGCATGAGAAATGGGAACACACTCGTGGTGAAACAACCCACGACTTTTCAATTGGAAAGAAATACATTCGTGTTTATTCAGTAGAGAATGGTCGACCAGCATCTTGTTGGGGATTCATTAACATCTTAGAGTTTACCAAAGGTAATGTTAAGTTTGAAAGTGGTGATGTCCTAAAGTCTGCAGGATGGAAAACTCCTGCTATCAATCAACCAAGAGGAAACTTATTTGATGGGTATGATATACCACCTCATTCAATGAGATTATATGGGCCAGATTACTTAAGAGGGTAGGGGTTGACAATGCCCCCTACTTTTTGTTACACTATGTGTATAATATAAAAAGGAGATAATATGAGTTTAGATAGAATCAAAGATGGAACTGCAAGATGGTATGTAATTGATACACAAAATCTTGAAGAGTATGGAGACAACTTTCACAAGTTCAAAGGTGGCTCCCAGTATACTGTTGGATTCCATGTGGACAAACTGGTCTTTGAGGAAGATGCATTTGGTGAGGGTGAACACTCTTATTACAATTCACCTTCTCTTACGGAGGCATCTGTTGCTGCTCTTGTTATGAAACACGTCAACAGATATAACGGACTGAATGGTTCGTTTGATTACATCACTAATATTGAAGTGATTGATTCACCTTTCAATACTCCCGACCATCCAACATGGAGAGGTACGGAAGAAGACCTTATTTCCGAAATAAAGAATGAACAAAAAAGACAAAATAATTTAGAGGTAGCATAATATGATAATAAAAGATTACGAAGTTCTAAGTCCCGATATGACATCGGGTGGTACATCCCTAAAGGGATACAAGATTACAACCTACGATAGGTTATGTGCAGTGTTAGGGCCACCAACCTTCACTAGTGCCAACCCTAATGACAAAGTTAATTGTGAGTGGGTTATAGATTCAAAATGGTATGATGCAAACAACATCGATGAGATTGATTATGATGATTGGGAGTATGAGACTGTAACAATTTACAACTGGAAGGACGGTAGAATTCCTACTGAAGATTACAGATGGCATGTGGGTGGAACATCCTACAATGCAACAGATGTTGTTGATATGATACTCGACAACTTTAATAGAAACGGTGAAAATTATAATGGAGAAAGAAATGTCGCTTAATTTAGAAAGTGCAAAACTACTTGCACAACAAACAGGTGGTAAGTTGAATGCAGAAGATGTATTGAATCTTGCTCAGTATGGAACAACCAACCCTATGGACTTTGCTCCTGTTGAAGAGGAAGTCGAAGGTGTATGCATATGTGGTATCGTGAATTGTCCCGATGCATATGCTCACACAACGAGTGGGTATTAATATGGAACTAGGATTCTTAGGAGGGACACTGTTATGTGTTATTATGTTTAGTATGGTATTTGTAGGATTACATTTAAACAAACCTTTCCCATGGGAGAGAAAGGTGTTTAATAAGGATGATGTAAAATATCAAGACGGAGATAACACATGAGAGCTGAGTTAAAAATGAGATACTATTATTTGGTATTAGGTGCAACACTAGGTTTTCTAACTGGTGCATTGACAATGAAGGTGCAAGCTTCAGATGCAAACAATGAAATTTATTGTCTTGCACAAAATATTTATTTTGAAGCAGGTAATCAACCACTTGCAGGTAAAGTTGCAGTGACACAAGTAGTGTTGAATAGAATGCAACATCCTAACTATCCAACAACTGCATGTGGTGTAGTGTATCAAGCAAAGTGGAAAACAAACTGGAAAGGTAAAGAAGTTCCAGTGAGAAACATGTGTCAATTCAGTTGGTTTTGTGACGGTAAGTCAGACGACCCAGTGGATAGTCCAACGTGGTTATCTTCACTTAACATTGCAAGGAATGTAGTGCAAGGTGCATACGGTGATATCACTGAAGGTGCAACACACTACCATGCAATAAGTGTAACCCCATATTGGGCAGATTCATTAAACGAGACTGTTAGAATAACAGACCACATATTTTATAAGTAGGAGAAAATTATGTATGATACAGTAGAAAAATTTAGAGAGTATCTTAAGGATACAAGTTACGTTATGAATGGAGTGCAACACAAATATGCATTCCCAAATAACTATGGTGCTAGTGTTGTTAAACATGACGGAAGTTATGGTGGACAGAATGGTTTATGGGAACTTGCAGTTTTAGATTACTCTATAGACAGCACAGGTGAGTTGTGTTATACTAGTGGTATAACTGATGATGTTATCGGACACTTGACGTGGAAGAATGTCGAAGAGTTCTTATCGGAGATTAAACAACTATGAATTTATTTTACTTACACAAAGACCCAGTACAATCTGCAGAAATGCATTGTGACAAACATGTCGTTAAGATGATTATCGAGTATGCACAAATGTTATCTACTGCTCATCGTATGTTAGATGGTAAACAATATACCGATGCATCCAGTGGTCGTAGGATTCAAAGATGGAGACTAGACAACTCTAACATGGATGGTGTTCTATACAAAGCATCACACATCAACCACCCTTCTACACGTTGGGTCAGAGAGAATGCAATCCAGTATCAGTATGCATACGATATGTTTACTGCACTATGTGACGAATACACTTATCGTTATGATAAAGTACACTTGACTGATACAAAACTCAGAGACTTACTTAATCAGATACCTAATAACATTACACTAGGTTCTTATTCAGAACCACCCCAGTGTATGCCTGAAGATGTCAAAGTTCAAAATGACTCTATCTCTGCATACCATAAATACTATGCAAACTACAAGAAAGGTTTTGCAGTATGGACTGATAGACCAGTCCCCAGTTTTATGAGTGCAGTATGAGAATGTTGGTTGAGAGTTATGGTGATATTAGAATCTTTTCAGATAGACCATTCGGTTACAAGAGATATCACGTTCAATGGGAAGACGGAACTGAATCAATGTTCAATGGTCTTTGGTATTCCGAAAAGAAAGTCATAGAGATTGTAGAGTCCCACATAAAGTCGAGAAGTATATAATGCCAACATATGATTTTTTAAATACTGAAACTGGTGAGATAACAGAACACATTATGTCTTGGAGAGACCTCGAAGATTTCAGATTAAATAACCCACACCTTAAACAACAAATACTTGGAGCTCCTATGACCGTAGGTGGACATGGAGACAGAGTAAAAACAGATGAAGGTATGAAGGAAGTGTTGAACAAAATTGCATCTGCAAACCCTGGCTCGCCTATGGACAGACATAGACAACGTGGAGTCAAAGAAGTAAAGACAAAAGAAATCGTCAAAAAACATCTAGACATTCAGTCAAGAAAGAAGTAAAATAAATTATGGATAATCAAATCACACTAGGAGACCTAGAGCAATTACAGGAATCAATGACTCGTGTACAAGAAGACGGTAGAAGATTCTATGAAACACCCGAAGGTCAAAGGTATCCAAGTGTAACAACTGTTACTGGTTTACTTACAAGAGACCACATTAAGTTATGGAGAGAACGAGTAGGTGCTGAAGAAGCAAATAAAATCTCATCTGTAGCAGCAAGACGAGGAACTAAAATGCATTCCTTATTTGAACAATACCTAAGACAAGAAGAGGAGTTAGTCTTTGAAAATATCTTAGACGAATCAATGTTCAATGCAGTGCAACCAGTGTTAGATGATATTACACCTATTGCACTTGAAGCAGGAATGTGGAGTGATTCATTACAAATGGCAGGACAAGTAGATTGTGTTGGTGTTTGGGATAACGAACTTTGTATTATTGACTTTAAGACAAGTGCAAAGTACAAAGAAGAGTACATGGCAGACCCATGGTTTCATCAAATGACTGCATATGCAATTATGGTTGAGGAACTTACTGGAGAAGTTATTGATTCAATAGTGGCAGTTGTTGCTGTTGATGGAGGTGGGGTTCAAGTCTTTGAGGCAGACCCTAGAGAATATGTCGATAAGTTATATAAACTAAGACAGCGTTATGCAAATTTACATGGAGTATAAAAATGGCAGAAACAAAAGAATTTAATTTAAACGGAGATTACAATTGGAATAAGATAATTTCTAAAGGTGACGAGTGGATAGAATCACAAGCATATGATAATGCATATGATACACTATGTGAGTATCTTGGAATTGACAGTGGAGAGGATGTAACAGAAGAACTGTTAGTCCAAGCAGACCACCTTATCGAATATCTAGAAACACCTTATGCAGATGGTGGTCTTGGGGTTCATGACACTAGTCCAACTTACTATGCATACTATAGTATCGTTAGAGATTGGAGAGACAACTTAGAGAGTGGATTTTAAGATGATTGAAGTAGGAAAAGAATATCATATCTACCCGAAGTTTAAAAAGTCTTACACTGAACGTGAAGTGTTTAAGAACAATGACAACGAAGATAGAGTAGTCATAGAAGCACTATGGAGAAGTGGTGCATATATCGTTAAGATTACTAACGAGGAAGAGAAGGAACAACTAGAAGCATATCTTTCAGAAGATGCAACTGGTGACATGGAGCCATGTGAGTTCGAAGAGAATGAATTTTTAGAATCATTTGACGAGTGTGGACGTGACTATTATATCCACCTTGCAGAAGGTAGTGATGCAGACGAAGACGAAATGCAAGAACTACTTGAAGAAGAAGGACATGACTGGTTATGGGAAAACAACTATGACTCATGGGATTGTGAACACTTCTTTGGACTGCCTTTAATTGCAGACGAAGTAGACCCCGATAACAGATACAACACAAGGTTTTAATATGATATCAAGAAAGGAATTCACTGAACAAGTAGAAAAACTTTTACTTAGGAAGGGTACAGATGTAATGGGTGCAATAGTTAGAGTTTGTGAAAACAATAATTTAGAACCCGAGTCTGCAAAGAGGTTAATATCTCAACCTCTAAAAGAGAAACTAGAAGCAGAAGCAACTGGACTCAATATGGTAAATAGAGGTACATCAACAAAAGGAACTATTAATAGGTTCTTTGAAAAATAGGAAAAATTATGAAAAAAGGTGATATAGTATCAGTAGTAGCAATGAGTGGTGAATATGTTGGAGAGTTTGTCTCTGATGATAATGGACTTACTATTGCAAACCCTAAAATGATTGTAAACTCTCCACAAGGTGGAATGGGTTTCTCTAAGGGTGTTGCTGTAACTGGAGAAGAGAATCCTCCATCAATGACATTCTCAACATACGTCTTTGTAGTTCCTTCAAGTGAGAAGATTGCAGAGGCACATACAAGTGCAGTTAAAGGTGAACCTTTAATTCAAGCACCTGCAGAAAAGAAAATCATTACTTAATGACGAGTCGTGAGGGATATGATGCATACACTCTTTATCTTGGAATAAAGTTACACTTCTATTCTAAGGGTTATGACTTTGTAAAGTATAACGGTAAAGTAAAGAGTGACATCAACTCATTCCTCAAACGAAAAGACAAATACCATTTCGGTAAACTCTTTAAAACACATAAACAAGAACTACAAGATTTCTATATAGCAAACCTATCTCTAAAAGATAGTTGGGCAGGAGACTTGTTGGATGAAGAGTGTAATAAGATTTACAAGGAATGGAAGAAACGAAATCAGAAACTAGGATATATGTTTGAAACCGAAGTGTCTGATTTACTTCTAAAGAAGAATATCAATCAAGTGTTAGAAGTTAAGAAAGGACAGCACCCTATTCTTCTTAAAAGGTTTTTAGGAAAAGAAATATCCTTAGAGACACTATGTATTATGGATGAGATAATAGGATTCACTAAAGATTGGGAGAGACTCATAACGGAACACGTAGTGTATCCCGAAGTGCATATTAAGATTAATAAGTATAAGTCATTTCTCTCTTATGACCAAACAAAATACAAAAACAAATTATTAGAACTATGTCAGAAGTAACTATTCTTGGGAATGGCCCAAGTAGAAAAGATATAGATGTCTCTACTATCACACATGACGTGTGGGGGTGTAATGCAATTTACCGTGATACTAAGGAATGTGATATTGTCTTTGCAGTTGACATGCCAGTACAAAAAGAAATAGTTGAATCAGAATACTATAGAGGTAACATGGTTGCATTTGCAGACATAGACCCACTACCAATTGAAATGATGCAGATGCTTGTTCCTACATTCAACAATGCAGATGTAAGTGTCAAAGAAGACGACACTCATTTCATTATACAGGGAGATGATGAGTCTACACAATTCTTAGGATTGATTAGACCCGAAACAATAGTAACATACAATGACCCATTATTAAAAAATTTATTTACAGGAATGTCTGCTTTAGGTTTTGCAATGCAGAACGGATACGATAGAATTAATCTTATCGGTTTTGATGCACTTGAATCAGATAGTTTTGAAAACATTTATGCAGGTAGTTCTAACTATATGCATAAATACAATACCGACTCTAATGTGTTAAATGCACAAAGGAGTCAGTTCATAGCACTTTTAAAGTATTATGAAAAATGTTCAGTATATTGGAAAAACCCTCTAGACATAGAGGATAAAATTCTGTATAATGAACTCTGTTACTATGAAAGTAGTGAAAGGTGGATTCTAGGTCAAGGTCTAGAGTCCGAAATATAAGATGCGATATAATTGTACGATAAAATAGGAGAATACAATGTCAAGTAGTTTAGATAAACTAAGAGCTGCAATGGAAACAGCTTCACCATCTGATGGTGCAAAAAAATCCTACACAGATGAAACAATGTGGAAACCCGAACTGGATAAAACTGGTAATGGTTATGCAGTGGTTCGTTTTTTACCTACTCCCGATGGAGAAGAGATGCCTTGGGTATCATACTTCGACCATGGATTCCAAGGGCCAGGTGGTTGGTATATTGAGAAGTCTTTAACGACTCTTAATAAACAAGACCCAGTGTCTGAATACAACACCCAGTTGTGGAATACAGGAATTGAGGCAAACAAAGAGATAGCACGTAAACAGAAAAGACGTTTACATTATGTGTCAAATGTCTATGTTGTTTCAGACCCTAAAAATCCCGACAACGAAGGTAAAGTATTTAAATATAGATACGGTAAAAAAATCTTTGAAGCACTTAAGGAAGCAATCTCACCTGCATTTGAAGATGAGAAAGCAATTAATCCTTTTGACTTAAGAGATGAAGGTGCAAACTTTAAAATTAAAATCAGAAAAGTTGATGGTTACTGGAACTACGACAAATCTGAATTTGATTCAGTTGCACCATTATTTGATGATGAAGCAAAACTAAACCAAGTGTTTGGTCAAGTACATTCATTGTCAGATGTTATTGCACCAAGTGAGTTTAAAACTTACGAGGAACTAAAAGAGAAACTTGAAAGAGTTCTCGGTAGTGCATCTACATCTACAGCAGAATCAGTATCACAAGATATGGAAGAAGTGCCATGGTCTAACGTGAACACTGAATCAGTTGCAGACGAACCAGTAGTCCCTACTGCAGAAACTTCAACCCCACAGGAAGAAGATGATGCAATGGATTACTTTAAAAATCTAGCTAACGAAAATAGTTAATTAGATTGGGGTGTACCAATTCTTGATTATGAATATAAGTGATAAAGTTGGTACATTCACTAAGACCGTGGAAATAAGGGGGTACTTAGTAAGGGAAAGGTTGACGGCAAATACAAGCGGGTCAATCGGTTAAGAACGGGAATGCTGTAAGGCGTGGGGTGACTTAACACTTTTTTAAAATAATAATAGTAATGATAATATGCCAAGTGTAAAACCAAGAATAAATCCAAAGAACAGACAAGAAGAACCATTCGATAGATTAATCCGTAGATTTAAAAAGGATTGTGATAATGCTGGAATCGTTCAAGAGGTCAGAGATAGAAAGTATCACGAGAAACCTAACGATACTAAGAATCAAAAGAATCAAGATTTAAAGAGAAGGAAAAAACTAGACCTTAAGAAACGACAAAATGCAAACTATAGAAAAATTAGATGAAACAATGGCACGGTGGCAAGGGTTCAAAAAGACGGAACTCAAACGAGGAACTATACTCTGATAATTGGGAGAAAATCTTTGGCAAAAAGAAACCCGATGTTAAAGTTAGAAAAGAGACACCAAGTCATGGTGCATCACAAGTCCATTCGGACAAAACAAAATACAATAGAAAAAAGATTACTAAGTTTGATATCCTAGAAGGGCCAAGAATTTAACCACCAGCACCTCTTGCTGCAGAAGGTTCATTATTTCTTGGATTGCCTGAAGGTGGTATAAATGTAGTACTTGATGATACAGTATCTCCACCCTTAATAAGAGTATTTACATTCCCACCACTTTGTTTTTCAGCTTCATTTAACTCTATAGTTCTATCTTCAATCTCACCACCAGTATTAGGAGTTCTCATGGCATAGTCCATTGCAGACATATATGTCATAGAGTCTTTATCCCATACTAGACCCTCCATGGAAGCTTCTAATCTTGTAAGGATATCAGTATTATATTTTTCACGTCTCATTTCTAGTTCTATTGCTGAACGAGAATCATCTGTTAGATTGTCAGTATCTAAAAGGTCTTGTAACATCTGTTTTGTAAAACTACCAGTTGCAAGTGCCTCCATATCAACGGTGCCTTCTTCGGGATTATATCCAACACCTTCGCCAGTTACCTTGTAATCATTTTCCATGTATTTCATTCGTTCTTCTTTAGTCATAGGAACGTATTCTTCACCTTCTTTTTTTACAGATGTGTCGATTTCTTCATCACCTCCAAATCCAAAGAATTTTAGAATCCTTCTCCCCAATCTTCCACCGAGGTCTTTTACTTTATCAATAGCTTTCTGAAAAGACTCCATAATCTTGTCACCCATATTACTAGCAAAGTCACCTATCTTTGTACCTATCTCTTTCATCTTATCTGTAAAGGCATAGAATTTTTCTTTTAAGTACTCCCAAGATAGAATTATTGCAATTCCAAGAAGTGCAACAGCAGCTGCTATTATGAGGAACGGGGCTCCTAAACCTGCAATTGCACCTACAAGTGCAACGACTGCTGTTCTAAGTGCTAACAAAACACCCGTTAATATAGTTTTTAGAATTGCAGTTAAACCTGTTACGATTGGAATCAAGAGACTGTTTACCATGAACCCAACAGCTCTTGTCAACAACTGGAATGGTGCAAGAATTAGTTTAGTAAAACCTGAAAGTATAAATTTGACTAAATCACCGAATTTTTTGAACATGTTTTTAAATACAACACCTAACATCTCAGCATCACCCGATAGTAATGTTGAAAAGACAAGTCCAACACTTGAAAAGAATGCACCGAAAACTGTACTGAATCTTACCAACCCAGCACCAAGAACCGTAAACATATCACTAAATAGGTTCTTAAATCCGTTTTGAAGTCCCTTTCTCATCTCGTTTGTAGTGTCTTGACCAAATACCCTATCAATACCTTCAAACGTGCCACCAAGATTACCAGTAAATTCTATTATACTCGTAGTTACATCTTTAATTGCATTTGCATATTTTAATACATCATCAAAGATTGGTGCAATGTCAACTAATCCACCCGTAAGTGTTTTAATACCACCTGTAAACTTATTGAAAGCTTGACTTTCACCTGCTTCTTTTAAAACATCTGTATACTCTTTGGTTGCAGACTCAAGATTTTCTGAACTTTGATTGACAACATTTGAAAACTTACCCTCTACTGTTTGTCTTTGGCTTGATTGCTCTTTAATATTCTCATTAAGTTCTTTATTAAGTCTTTCTCTCTTTTTTGCATTGTTGGAACTTTGTTCATTTAGTCTAAGTTCTTCTCTAATTCGGTCTTCTTCTAACTTCATAGATTTCAGAGCAGGGTCATTCTTAATGGCATTCTCTTGCATTTTGAGATTTGCTTCATGTATTCTTTGTGCATCTTCGAGTTTTGTTTTATCAAAATTCAATTCTGCTTTCTTCATTTTTCTACTTGCGAGAAATGAAGAGAACTCAGTCTTTTGTTCACTGATTTGTGTTGCAAGTTCTTTTTGTGCTTCCTTACCTAATGCTTTTCTAGACTCAACTAATTGTCTATTAGTTTTGTTTAGATTATTAACTAGTTTAGAAAGTTCTTTTTCGACTGCCATTTATGTTTCCTATTTACCGAATGCTTTTCCTGCTTCTGATATACCGAATGCACCAAGTGTTACTACAACAAATGATGTGTAAATTGTTTCTGATACTTTTAAGTCCATGTCCCATACTAGTGCAGTGACTAAGTCAGTCATACCAAACACTACCATTAGGAAGAATGAGATGAATCCAATAATTGCCTTTTCATTAAGGTCATTGTCATCTAAAAACAAATCCATAAACTTTCGTTTAGGTGGTTCTAGTCCACGTTTTGCTTTGATAGCATCTTCTTTCATCTCTTTGATGACATCTTCTTGTTCATCAAGTTTCTCGATAAGTGCCATATACTTATCTAAGTCAATTTCGACCTCGTTACTAGACTGGTCTTTATATTCCTTTTCGTCTGCCATTTTGTTATCCTCTAATATAAATTAAAAAATCACTTCATGCATTATGTACTATTTCTTTTGTTTCTTCTGTCGTTCCTTTTCTTCCTCTAACCAATTGAGAAGGAGTTTGACATATACTTCTCTTTCCCAAGGCATCATGTTTTCGAGTTCTGTTAATGAATACTTGTGGTGTTGCATTAACTGAAAGTTCGTGTTATAATAATTAAACACGGACTCATGAGAAAGAGATATTAAAAAAAACTCTGTAATCCCTCTAGTGTTCTCGTAGTCTCTTTTCTACAAACTTCACAAGCTCCACTTGTTGTGTAAGTTAGTTTTGGTAAAGACTCAAACCAAATACTAAGTTGTTCTAGTTGTCCAAATGTCAAACTCTCAACAAACTCTGATAAATCTTTATCTGATGTTTCGTCAGACATGTATACATTCTCTTCATCAAATATTGACTCAATACATGCTGTTAGAATTTCTACTACATCTGCTTCTTCACCATTTCCTAAACTCTTTATGTTTTTGACAACAGGTGGTCTAAGTGTAACACCAACATTATCATTTATCATAATCTTGTTGTCTGCTAGTTCACCTTTAGGTTCAATCTCATCTAGATTGATTTTAAGTGTAACACTTCCTCCACAACTTGTATCACTACAAGATGTGTTTATTGTAGTTGTTTCACCAACTGATGCAGAACGAGTCTTGAGGAATAGATATTCTAAATCCATTACTGCAAGGTCATCTACAAACACTTCACCAAATGTAACACTTTCTATAAGGTCTTTAATTGCATTAAAGATTTGTTTTTGGTCTTCACTCTCTTTTGCAATTGAAAGAATCTTTTGTTCTTTAACTAAGAAGGGTCTGTACTTAACTTCCCTTCCACTACTTGGCAACACACATTTATATGTGGGTGTTGTTTGGATTGGTAATCCCATAATTTACTCCATATTGTATTTAACCATTTCCACCAAAAAGATTTGCTAACCTACCTAGTCTACTATCATTTCTTGTCAACCTATCTGCAAATTTCTGTGCAGTTTTGTTGTACCTTCCAAGTGTTCCTAGTGCATCAGCAAAACCTCTTAATGCTCTTCTTCCTTTATTTAGTGCAGACAACTTAGGTGCTGCTTTATATTCCGAAGTCCAATTCCTAAAACTTATAGTACATGAGAACTTCATAATCCCACTTTCACCTTGACTCATTTCTTGAGGTGCAAATGCAGATGGATATGCTTCATTTAGTGTGTATGTCAGTGCTTCCTTATCGTTATGTCTTAATTGTGCTATGTTAACTGTTCCCGAGTAGTCATCTAAGTATGCAAATATAGGATGGGTTGTAGTACCTTCTTGTAATCCTGCATTCTCATAGATAATACTATTCCATGATTCAATCAAAAATCTATCCTCAAATGATGAATCACATAAGAAGGTCAACTCTATAGTTCCACCATCTTCTAATATCTCTCCAGTTACCATATTACGTCTTACACCATATTCAGACCATGGATTGGTTGTTAATTGTCTGCCTGGCAATGAACAACTTTCTACTCGTATACCCTCTAAGGAGAAACCGAGTTTAGGACAATGAATATCAACAGAGAATCTATTGCTTCTTGCACCTTGGTCAAAGTTGAACTTGAATTTGTCTATTGATGTTCCCATTAAAATTGTTTCCTACTGTCTTTGTAAACTGTTAACGTATTCGTGCCCTTTCCAAATCTTGCACTTGGTAATTGTGAAACCAAACTCCAATGTATGGGTAGAACTCTTTCTAGTTGTCCTTCAATATGGGATGTTAGGTATCTTTTTACACAAGGTTTCCCATACTTGAACCTCGATACTTTACTGATTAGACCATACGATAATTTAAATCGTGTTTCACTATCTAATTCTTCATCACTAATTAAGGTGAAGAGTTCTTCCAATAGTATTGCTCTGTACTTGGGTGCAATGTAATGTAAGTTCAACCCTATAAAACCATTGTTAGTAAAATCCATTGGAATCACTAAAGGAAATCTATCGTAATACGGTAGAACGTCTTTATACAATGCATCATATACAAACATATACATGTGTCCTATGATATCATCTCTTACATTATCAGTTTCAGTTTCTTCGCTAAGTAAGTTTATGTTCTTTAACTTAGACCTACTCATTTTCTGAAGTGTTTTCTTAAACCATTCTATTCCTTCTTTGGAATTAGACTCTATGTCTGCAGGTTTAGATAATAGTACGTCAGTAAAGATTCCCATACTTCTATTTATGTCTTTAGGTTAAATCGTCTTCAGTTAAAATACGAAATTTATACTTTCTATCTTTACAATACTGGTCTGCTGCTTTGAACTTTGCTTCGTTGACTGCATAAGTGGTAATCTCATTTAGATACTTCTTAGTTTTTCTTTGTTGGGGTTTGGGTGGCATCGTCTGTCTTTTAGGTTTGACTTCGATTATTTCTCTCATAATCTTTCCCGTTGCACTTTTATACTTGATAAAGAAGTCGGGAAAGTATCTATGTACTCTTTTATCAAGTGGTGATATGTAAGGAATCACTATTTCTTCACTATTCCATTCTAAAATTGCTGGGGACTTATCACAATATATCATGAAGTTTCTTTCCCATGACGACCTATAGAAGATTTTTGTAGAATCTCCTTTATACTTTTTATAGTTCTTCGGTTTGAACCTACCCTTATGTTGCATAAATAGAAGTGTACATAATTAATTTAATACTATTTATAGAGATTCTCAATGGCATCTATCGACAAACTAATTTCAAAAATCAATAAAGCGAAGTCTGCTATCAATTCTTTCAAAGGTATTGCAAGTAAGTTCAGTAGTAAAAACTTCACCTCTGCATTAGATAAACTTGGAGAAAATGCAGAAAAGGCAAAACGACAATTAGAGAGTCGAAGGAAAACACTTGAAGCAAGTGTTGCAGGGAACAAAGCAAAATATAAATTAGACCATCCCGATGTCGATAGAGGATTAGAAGAGTTAAAGTATCCACTGAAAGATGATTTGGATAACTATATTGTTTTCTCAACAAGACTTAGAGCAAAACGAGAAGGAACTAATGCTCAAAATATATACGGTGATACTGGAGTAGAAATTGCATTGTATGTTCCCGATGGATTATCATCAACATCACAAGTTTCTTTTAGTGGACAGGACTTTGGATTTGGTTCTAGAACAATCAATGAGATACGAGAAGCAGAAGGTTTCGGTGAGACCATTGGAGAAACAGGTGAAGCAATCAAAGCCATGGGTGCAAAGGCAATGAATGCATTAGGGAATAAATTGACTGGTGGTATAGGAAACCTTAGAGATGGTAGAGCAGTCAATCCTATGCAAGAACAAACACTGGAAGGAGTTTCATTTAGAAGTTTTGCATTTGAATACGAGTTCTGGCCGAAGAGTCAAGAAGAAGCAGATGAGATTAATAAAATCATGTATGCATTTAGAACTGCTATGTTGCCCGATACCTTTGGGTCTAGTGATGAGAATGATGTAGAGAACTTCTTTAACTATCCAAACATATTTGATGTAGAATTTGAAGGGCCGATACGAAATGTCTTAGATGGTTTTTTACCTATGGTGTGTACCAAGTGTGACATAGACCATTTCAATGGACAAAAGTTTGCAGTCTTTGAGGGTGGACAACCTATCTCTTCTAAAATGTCATTAGAGTTTGTAGAAATCAAAATATTATCTCAAGAAAATTATCAACAAATTTCTCCATTAGGAGACAAATCAATTAAAGGAATGCCAAGTATTGTTGATGATTATTCTAATGAGGCAGATGTAGTAAAACCTAAAATTAGTAGTGGTAGTGGGAGAGGATAATGTCAAATAAATATTTTAGTAATTTTCCCGAAATACAATACACCTTAAACACTGGTAAGATAATTACTATAAAGGATTTCTTTAGAAAGTCTATTATAGAAAGAGAGTCAGTCAATAGTTATATTGAATATGCAAAATATGAAATCTTAGATGGAGAAAGACCTGATGCAATAGCATCTAAACTCTATGGAGACTCACAATTACATTGGACATTTTTCTTAGTTAATGAATTAGAAAACTATTATGATTGGCATATGGACTCTGAAACATTTAACAATTACATAAAAGAAATGTTTGAGGGTCAATCACTTACTGCAACAGAAATATCTGATATCATAACATCTGATTCTAAATTTCTTGTTGGAGAAAAGATAACATCTAACACAGGTAATAGTGGTAATGTATTAGAAGTTGATGGTGCTGAGAAACGACTTACTGTTAGTGGTGTATTCTCAACTGGAGATGTTGTAACAGGTTCTAGGAGTGGTAAGTCATTCACAGTTCAGTCTGTAGTAGACCATAAAGATGATGTTGCATATTATGAGAATGCAGACGGCATCAAAAGAAATTATGGTGGAAGTGGTTGGAATCAAGTCTCCCACTATGATGATGAGTGGACAAAGAATGAGTCAAGAAGAACCATAAAAATTATTAAACCCGAAAGGATTAAAAGAGTAGTATCAGAATTTGAACGTGTGATGTCATAATGAGTAATTTTCAATCAGGTGAATTTCAATTAGAGTCTTTAACTATTGTCAACTCTGAAAAGGAGTCAGTAGACTTATCTACAGATTTAGCAATTAATCTTAGATTATATGAATCCATCTATAGTAAATTTGTAACTGGTGATGTTTCTGTTTTAGACGGACTCAATCTATTAAAGAACTTTAAATTTACAGGTCAAGAAAGTTTAACAATTCGTATGAGACAAAAAGAAGGAGTTGCAGACTTATCTTCAAATGAGTTTTCGATTGAGAAGACATTTAGAATTTATAAAGTTGTTAACATACAGAGACCATTGAATAATACATTAACATATCAATTAAAGTTCTGCGACCCAAGAATGTTTTCTGCAAGGACAACTAGAATAAGTCAAACTTTAAGGGGTTCTTATACTGATATGTTATATCAAGTGTTACAAGACCCTAAAGGTGTTAACATTAAACCAAATGAAATTGAGTCGTGGGAAGAGACAAGTCCTGATAAGATGCAATTCATATGTCCTAATTGGTCAGTTGCAGAACTTACAGACCACATAGTATCAGAAGCATCTGTTGGTGGAGGAGAACAGTCATGGAAAAATGGTATGTTCTTCTTTCAGACAATCAACGGTGGATTTAGATTTACAAGTATAGACACAATGTTCTCAATGGAGTTCCCATTAGTATTCTCATATAAACCAAGAAATGCAAATATAAAAACTAAAGATATGGACATTAATGATTACAGTGGTCTGAACACTGAAATTATGCATGTAGAAAAACCAGCTCAGTTTGATACACTTAGAGGTGTTCTGAATGGTGCATATGCATCATCAATGAAAGTATATGACCCTATAAGAAAACTAGAATCTGATATTGTATATGATATGGATGAAACATTTAAAAGAGGACAACATGTTTCAGGATTCCCTTTGATAAGAACAAACATTGAAGAACAGACAAATACTGCAGACGTACTAAAGGACGATTTCACCCCAGCAGATTCGAAAGAGTTTACAAACCATCTCTCAATGAATAAAGCATTTGAAAGTGTAGTGTATTATGACTGTAGTAATGCACATGACTTTGACAATGCAGAAAACATATCAGACAATGAAACATTTCAAACAGATGTTATTAGAGATAATGCAGTACTAGAAAGGAAAGGATTATTAGAAACACTACAACAACATCGTATTGTTGTTACCGTACCTTTAAGAACAGATTTGACAGTTGGTCAAATCATAAGGTTAAACATACCTGAACCTGAATCTCAACAGTCTAAGCAATCAACGAAAGATAACCTAAATGATAATAGATATTTAATAATAGACTTATGTATTAATGCAGACCCTATTCACAATAGAGGTGTTTGTTATTTAGAATGTGTTAAAGAAAGTTATGCAATGGATATAGAAAGTGCAGAAGTAACAGACACAATTCCTAGGAGTATATAATGAAAACTTTTTATGGTATAGTTGAAGACAGACAAGACCCTCTAAAGATTGGTAGAGTCAGAGTTCGTTGTTATGGTATCCATACAGCAAACAAACAACTTATTGCTACACCCGACCTTCCATGGGCTCAAGTGTTACTACCGACTACCTCTGCAGGGTTATCGGGTTTTGGAACACAACACGGACTTGTGGAAGGTTCTACAGTATTTGGTTTCTTTAGAGATGGAGATACGTGTCAACAACCAGTAGTCCTTGGTTCAACTGCAGGTATTCCACAAGTAGGATATAAGGAAGGACTTGATAAGAAACTTATAGAACGAAAAGTTAAGACAGGTTTTAATGACCCAAGAGAATTAACCGTTGCAGATTATGAAGAAACACCTGATGGGCCGAATCCAAAACAAGATGCAAGAAGAGGGTTTGGGTTAACCACTGCACTAGACACTGCACCAACTAAACCTGAAACCCTTGAAATCAATTATGATGGAACAGGTTCTAAAATTACAAATCCAACAGTCACCGAACTTCCAAAGTATCCATTATACATAGAAGAGTCAGACCTATCCAAGTTTGCAAGAGGTGAGGGTGATTACACTTCAAGAGACACTAGTAGTGCAAATGGTATTCCATCAAAAGCAAAACCAGTTTATCCTTACAACAAAGTTTTAGAATCTGAATCAGGTCATGTGTTGGAGATTGATGATACACTAGATGCAGAAAGAATTGCAGTAGAACATCGTTCAGGCACATTCCATGAAATACATCCTGATGGAAGTCAGGTAACTCGAATCGTAAACGACAATTACACTGTAGTGTGTAAAGACGATGAAGTGCATGTCGGTGGCAAAGTAAATGTTAAGGTGCTTGGAGATGCAACATTCGATGTTGGTGGAGATGCAAAGATTACTGTTGCAAAGACAACTGCAATAGAGTCTACAGGAAACCTATCAGTCGTTGCACCACAAATAAGTTTAGATGGTACAGTTATTAAGTTGAACTCATAATGGCAACAACCTTACCTACAATACCAAATACATTTCCATGTCCCGATGGTACAGTTATTAATCTACCATCTAAGGCAGACTTAACAAATAGTATTGCAAAGATTGGAGACATACCCAGTCAACTAAAAGTATATCTTGTAACACATGCAGACGAGATAGAAGAAGATGCAAAAAAGGATATAGAAAAGGTCATAGAAGATGTAGAAGGTTTTATGGATAAACTTGCAGATATTGCTTCTCCTTATTGGGAGAAAGGGAAAGTTCGTAATTGGGGCAAAGAAGCAAGAGAAGCTGTAGAAGAAATGTTACAAGAGTTTCATATCTATGTTCCAGTGAAGATTATGGAACTGATAGGAGATATAATTCCAGTATCCTTTGAGGTTACTATCTTAGGAATAGAAATAGACGTACTTAAAATCTTAACTAAAGAAGAACAAAAAGATATCAAAGACCAAATAGGTGCAAAGGTAGATGAGTTTTATGCATTGATTCCCGATGAGTATAAATGTTTTGACGGGGACTTTGGTATAGAATGTGATGAGTGGAAAGCAAAAGTTACATGGAAGTATCTAAAAAGTGAAATCATGGATTGGGTGTCTAACTCTTTATTCAAGTTAGGAGAGAAACTCATAAAGAAGTTTAAAGAGATATGGGATGCATTAGGTCTTCCAAGTATACCCGACATATTTGATTTTGATTTAGGTGCATTAATCAATCAATGGAAGGCAGAAGCAGAAGCAAAGTATGGTAAGGGGTCTAAAGACTATAGAGAGTATATCAAAAAGAAACTTGAAAATCTATCCATAGCAGGGTTTAGTCTCTCTGATATTACAGGTGGAGACATTGAGTTAAGTGTTCAGTCTTTAGATGATAAGATTAACGAAATGATTTCAGACTTTAGAGATTTTAAAATTAACTGGAAGAAGAAACTGCTCTTGGAGTGGACAGAAATTGTAGAAAAGTTCTTTAAAGCAATAGGACTTGGTAAGATATTTGATTTTATCAATTTAACATTTTGTGATTTGTTAAAACTTATAGGTTTTCCTCAATCAATCGACATAACAGTTCCTAAGAGTGTATAAATAGTATTATGGCAATAGATGTAGTAAACAATGCAAAGGTAGTTGCAACCAAAAACAATTATAGGGACTTGGATTTACTTTTCAAAGCACATCCAATAACTGGAGATGTTACAACTAGAAGTGATGTCGAAGCAGTTAAGAGGTCAGTTAAGAATATCATATTAACAAACAATTATGAGAGACCATTCAAGCCAGGGTTTGGTGGTTCTATAAGAGATTTACTATTTGAATTGAATACTGCAAGAAAGATAAGAAAGGTTGAAAAAAGAATAGTAGACATGTTAGAAACATTTGAACCTAGAATCTCCAACATACAAGTAAGAGTCGGAGATACCGATACAAATGCAGTTAACATGCAAGTCTTTTACACTATTAAAAATACAGAAAGAAAACAAGAAGTAGATTTCAAAATAACAAGGGCAAGATAATGGCAATTAAGAGTTCACAAATAAACATTACTGATTTAGATTTCGAAAACATAGCAGATAATCTTAAATCCTATCTACAAGGACAAGACCATTTAAAGGATTATGACTTTGAGGGTTCAACCATGTCAGTGTTAGTAGACCTTCTTGCATACTCATCACATATTGGTGCAATCAATACAAACATTGCAGGGTCAGAGTTATTTTTAGACTCTGCACAAATGAGAAAGAATGTAGTATCTCGTGCAAAGGATTTAGGATTTGTCCCTGCATCCGAAAAGGCATCTAGTGCTATTGTTGATGTTTCAATAAAAAATGTTAGAAATGCAGATGGAACTTACCCGACAGTTAGTGAAATGGCAATGACAAGAGGAACTAGACTATCTACAGTATTTGATGGATTGACATATGAGTTCGTAGTTCCCAATACAATAAATCCATCACAAAATGGAACAACATACACTTACTCTAGTGTTCCTATTATACAAGGAACATATGCAACAGACCAATTTGTGTTTGATGGACAAGTACCAAATCCAAAATTTGTATTATCAAATGAAAGAGTTGACAGAACACAACTCAATGTTTCTGTAAACTCTGCTGGAACATCAGACACTTATACACTTTCAACAGATGTATCTAATATCACTACAACTTCTAAAGCATATTATGTGCAAGAGAATGAAGATGCATTTGTTGAAATCTATTTTGGAGATGGTGTATTAGGTAAACAATTACTTGATGGTGATGTTATTACTGTTACTTATATCATAGTTGATGATATTCATTGTGATGGTTCAAGGGACTTTGTATTAGAAAGTTCTATTAATGGATATACCGACTCTACTATCACGACAACTTCAGTTTCTACAGGTGGTGCAGAAAAAGAAAGTATAGAGTCAATCAAATTTAAAGCAACAAAGTTTTACACTTCACAAAACAGACTGGTAACACTGAATGACTACAAAGCAAAAGTCAGTGAGTATTACCCGAATGCAGATGCAGTTGCAGTATGGGGTGGTGAAGACAACAATCCACCCGAATATGGTAAAGTATTTCTTGCTATCAAACCATTAAACTCTGATTACTTATCAGATACAGAGAAGACTGCAATCAAAGGTAAATTGAACTCTCTAAATATGTTGACAGTAAGACCAGTTATTGTAGATGCAGAAATCGTCAAGGTTCTTATTTCAACAACATTTAAATATAACGATAGAGCAACAACTCTTTCACAAGGAGAGTTAGAAACATTGGTAGAGTTAACAATTAATAATTTTGATAGAGATAACTTAACTAACTTTGATTCTATATTCAGACATTCAAATCTAATTAAAAATATTGATGATTGTGAAGGTTCTATTCTTTCTAATACAACAAACATAAGATTGAAAAAGAGTTTAGCAATAAAGGCAGCACAACTAATAGGATACTCATTAACAACTGGTAACGGATTATATAATCCAACAACTGGTTACAACAAAGAAAATGGTGGGATAACATCGACAACTGGATTTTATGCCCAAGGTGATGCAACCAACATTCAATACTTTGACGATGATGGGTCAGGAAACTTGAGAAGATTCTATCTATCAGGTGCAACAAGAATTTATACGGATAATTTTGCTGGTACAGTAGATTATTCTACAGGACTTTTATCGGTCAATGCCATCAACATAACTTCAACAGTGAATGTAGATAGTACGATTGATTTTACCTTAATACCGAGCAGTAACGATGTTGTTGCGACAAGAGGAATCTTAATTGATATCTCTAGTTCTGATATCTCGGTTAAGGCAGAAGTAGACACCATCGCAAGTGGTGAAAGTAGTGCAGGTGTTGGATATTCTTCAACATCTACATCAACATATTAATTTATGGATAAAGTGGTCTAAGACTGTAGGTTCAGTGCTTAGAGTAGCATCCCATTAATTTGGTTTTTATAGGAGTAAACTAAAATGGCAGATAAAAAAATAAGTGCATTAACACAAGTATCAGATTCTGATATCGGTGCAGATGACCTTCTACATATTGTAGACAACCCAGGCGGAACACCCGTCAACAAGAAAATGACTATCGGTCAAATGTTTGAAAACATCCCAACTCACTTAGCAGTTGACGATATCACAACATTGACTGCAACTGCAAGTAACCTTGCAAGTTCTTTTGCAACTGCAATCGACCTTTCAGGTGCATCAGCAGATGTCGCTTTCACATTAGACAACGGAACAGACGTTGGTCAGTTAAAAGTAATTTATGCTTCAACTGAACCTGCATCTTCATACGTTGCAAATATAACTGTAACTTCATGGGGTACAAGTGCGACTGGTTCAAACCAAATCGTTCTTTCAACTCTTGGTGAAGCAGTTATTTGTTTTTGGTCAGGAACTAAGTGGTTTGTAATCGCTGATTCAGGATTAACAGCATCAAGACCTGCAATAACATAAGGATAATAACTAGTGTCTAAGAATCATACTTTAAAGGAGAGACTCTCATACAGACTTCCTTCATTACTTCCCGAGTACTTGAAGTCAGAAGCACCTGCATTTGAATCATTTCTTAAAGCATATTTTGAATTCTTAGAAGCAGAAGTATTAACTTTAACAGAACAGGGCGATTTAGATGGTATCGCAAACGAAGACGGTACGGGTTCTATTTTTTTAGAAACTGCTACCGTCTCACCATCTCCCGATAAAGACACATCAAAAATTATTTTTGAACAGACTGCAACAAATAGAAATGCAAGTGCAGACCCCTTTACTATTGGGGAGTATGTTGTTGGTTCAAAAAGTAAATCAGTTGCAAAGGTAGAAGTTATCAACGGTAATGTACTTTACCTAAAATCAGTTTCTGGCAATGGGTTTTCAAAAGGAGAACTCGTAACTGGAAGAGATTCTAATCAAACAGGAACAGTTGGTTCTTATAAAGAGAACTCTATACTTGCAAACAACAGATTATTAGGACTATTCAGATATTGATGAAACAACAGAGGAGTTCTTACAGTATTTCCAAAAAGACTTCATGCCATCAATTGACCTTGCAACTTTACAGAATAGTCGTCTAACAATTAAAAACATAACAGACCTTTATAAGAAGAAAGGTACTGGTGAGTCATTACAATTCTTAATGAGACTCTTGTATGCACAAGATGCCGAGATAAGATATCCAATCAATGAGACGATTCATGTAAGTGAGTCAGGCTTATTCTCAACAAAGAAGAATGAGAATATCAATGACTTCAGGAATACCCGAAGCAAATGATAAGATAACACAATATGCACTTGATGGTAAAACCATTGTTGCACAAGCAATTATTGAAAATGTGTATACTGATAATTCAGAAACAGGATTATACTCATTAGAAATAATAAACAATCATGTAGGAGAATTTACTAAAGGTTCTAGTGTTACTATTTTAGATAGAGATGGAATAACAGCACTTACTGCAACAGTCAATGGTATTATATCTGATATTACAGTTGGGTCTTCTACCTATGTTGCACATAATGACAATGGAGATATCTTATTAGAAGATGGATACGGACTATTATATGAAACAAAATCAAAACCTTTCGGTTCATTATATACATTAAACGATAAGATAAACATTGTTGGTGGTAAAGCAGATACAGACACTACAGAATGTCTATCAGTTGTCAATGGTTTACATGAGGGTGGAATTACAGAAATCCTGATTGAAAATTCAGGTGATGATTATTCTGCAGGTGATTTAATAATATTTGAAGGTGGACAGGGTTTCGGTGGAGAAGCAATCATAGGTTCAATCAACGACACTATTCTACTTGAACAAGGAACTAAAGACCAAAACAAACCAGCAGTTACCGAATGGGAGTTTACTGCAACTTCAGGACAAACAGTATTTGGAGGGCCAAGTGTAGTTGACGATAAAGGAGACTTAGTATTTTTTAACGACAGTGCAATACAAGTGTTTGTAGATGGTTTAGAGATGACTAGAACTACAGAGTTCACATCTAAAAATGACAGAGTAACTTTAGTGTCTGCTCTAAATGCAGGTCAAGTACTAAACATATACACCGAGTTTAATAACATAGTGTATGAAGATGGTAGTATTATCAATCATGAAACTGCAACAGGTGAAATTAAGAGTATTAAAATTACTTCAGGTGGTCAATACACTTCAATACCTAAAGTATTTCCAGGCGGATACATTTACTTCGATGACCTATCAGGGTTCTTAGTTGGAGAGAGTGTAACTGGTGGAACTTCAAATGCCACTGGTATTATTTCTAGTATTGATACAAAGAATAAAAGACTAGTAGTTAAAAGACTACCAACGGATACTGGTGCATTCCAAAACTTAGAATTAATTACAGGTGGAAGTTCAGAGACAGAAAGAAACAATACACAAGTAAATATCACAAGTGGTTCAGGTGCATTGATGTATGCATTCTCGGATACTATTGGTGGTATCTCTTCTATCAACATACAAGACCAAGGTAATATGTTTGATGCAAACGGAGTTGTATCAACATCATCACATCACCCAATGGTTATCAGTACACCTAGTGCAACACTTACACGAGATTTAACATTTACAGGAGTGCTATCAGGGTCTACAGCAAAGGTTGTTTCGTATGATATTGATAGACACATCTTGACATATACTTCTTTAGAAGGAGATTTCTTTGAAAATGAAGTTGTTACATTCAACTCTACTGATTCATTCAAAGTATTGAAGAGTAATAAGTTTGATGGACAAGGACTATTTAACGGTGAGGGTATAATCGAAGAACAGATGGTTGGAGATTATGGAACGATAGATGCGAGTGCTTCAAGAGTTCAAGATGGTAAATTCTATCAGACTCACTCATATGTTGTCAAGGTTGGAGAGTCAATTAACAAGTGGAGAGGTATCGTTAAGGATTTACTTCACCCTGCAGGACACATCTTCTTTGGTGAGGTTGCAATCAAAAATACAATTGATACAACTGTAGAAGACCAAGTAAGATTTAGACCAACAGTTATTATACCAACAAATGCTGTGTTAGGTGTTCCAACTCCATTCACAAACTCTATGAGAGAGATAGAGATTTATACACTATCTTCTGAAATAGACCCAGTTACAATTGCAGAACTAAAAGATGCAGGTGTTCCAAATGTAGGAACAGACCCAAGAACAGGTGGTTCAATAACAGAACCTTATACTGAATATGGAGACTCATCTCATAGAAACAGACATTTCAATATCAATATCATTCAGTCCCATGCTCTTGGAACAACACAAGTCGGAATGCATTCACATGATGGCATACCTACAGTTCTTTCATTAGATTCTGCAGATAATGGATATCTAGTTAGAAGTACGGAGAGAAGACCATCAAACAAAGGTAAAATATTTCAAGTATGGGAAGCAGGTGAAGAGACCCTACTTATGGAAGATGGTTCATTGATAGAATTAGAAGATATTCCAAACTATCTGAAGTTTGAACCTAGGTTAACTGAAAATGTTTACTTCCAAGGAACTGAAGGTGAGAGAATCATTACAGAAGACGGAGTGGATATAATTAACTTAGAAGATGCAAGTGTTCCTGTTCACCATGTGGGTTATTTTGTTTCAGAAAGAAACACACAAATTGATGGTGGCATATACTTCGAAGATGGGGATAGAATAATAAGTGAAGATTCAACTGCATTTATGCAAGAAGGATTATCAGAAAGTGGTATCTCATCTTTTGTGCCTTTTGGTTCGACTTATAGAACCCTAAATACAATTACAGGACAACGAGTTTATGACATATCATATTATCTTAAAGATGAGACTGATGCAGATGACTTATTATTAGAAGATGGAACTGGAAATGTGTTAAGTGAAGAATCAAATCCCGAAGGGCTACGAATTTCAGACTTAGACACCTATTTCCCAAATCATTACATGAGTGAATTTGACTCTCATGCAAGAAAAAGAACAAATATAACATTTAGTGCATATATAAAGTCTGCATAGTGTTATAAATAGTATTACAAATAATCGTAGGAGATTAAAATGGCAGCAATTATTACCGAAAAGTTTAGAATCCATAATGCTAAACAATTCAAAGAAGATTTTGGAGAGAGTGCCTCTTCATCATATATATTCATAGGTCGTCCATATCCATGGGCAGATGACACATCCCCACCTTCACCTGCAAATGCAGTTGGAGAAGAGATAGATTCATATTCTGATATGTTAGCATTGAAGAAAGTTGGTTCTTCAGATGTATCTCATGGGTTGACAAGATATGATTGGGACTCAACAGGAAGTACTAAGTACGATGAGTATGCACATGACTATAGTGCAAGTAACACTTCTCCTGCAACATCATCAAACAATCTTTACGATTCAAGATTCTTTGTTATAACAGACGAGTATCATGTATACAAGTGTATCAGAACAGGAAGAAATTCTTCAGGTGTTGTTGTTAACTCAACAGTTAAACCAACTGGAACTTCTGCAACTGCATTAGTAGAGACTTCAGATACAGGTGCAGCTACAGGACGTGGTTATATATGGAAATACATGTATACTGTTTCTGCTTCAGAGACAATCAAATTTGTAACAAACGACTTTATACCAGTTAAAACAATTGGTGCTCAAACAGAAATTGATGGTACTTCGGGTGCATTAGGAACTGCTGCTTCTGATGACGGAACATCACAATGGGATGTTGAGAACTCTGCAGTGGACGGAGGAATTCACCATGTAGTAGTAACAGCAGGTGGTTCAAGTTATAACGATGGAACATATACTTCAGTTGCAATAGACGGAGATGGTTCAAGTGGTGTATGTACAGTGGTTGTATCTTCAGGTGCAATTTCACATGTAAACATAACTGCTGCAGGAACTGGATACAAACGTGCATCAATTGATATTGCAAATATATCAGGTATTGGTTCAGGTAGTGGTGGGGTTGCAAAACCTATTATATCACCACTAATCGGACACGGTGCAGACCCAATCCAAGAACTTGGTGGAAACTATGTAATCGTTAACTCTAGATTAGAGTTCGGTGAAGGTTCAGGTGATTTCCCAACAGATAATGATTTCAGAAGAATCGGACTTTTACAAGACCCATTCAATGCTGGTACAACAACTGTATCAACATCTCCAACATTAGCTGCATACCATAAAATGACACTTTCAAGTGTTAGTGGTCTTAGTGTTGATGACATTATTTTAAATGCAAACTCAAACGGAAATGGAGTTGCAGTATCAAGAGTTATCTCAATCACTGGTAATGTCGTATCTCATATTCCTCAAGCAAATAGTGAGGGTGGATATGTAAACTTTGTTAGTTCAAACACTGTATATGTTGGTAATACAACAATAGGAACTATCTCAGCAGTCGATGCTTCTTTCCCTGAAGTTGAAAAATATTCAGGTCAAGTGATGTATGTTGAGAATAGAGGTGCAGTAACAAGAGCTGCAGACCAAATAGAAGATATTAAATTAATCATTGAAATGTAATCATGAGGGGTCAACCCCTCTACATTCAATATTATAAACAAGTTAGGAAACTATGGCTGAAAAAACTGATTTAAATGTATCCCCATATTACGATGATTACAGTGAAGATAAAAATTTTCACAAGGTATTATACCGTGCAGGTAGGGCTCTACAATCTAGAGAATTAATCCAATCACAATCTATATTACAAAATCAGATTGAAAGATTTGGTGGTCATATGTTTAAAGAGGGTTCTATTGTTCAAGGAGCTCAGACTGATATTAACATGGAATTATACTATGTTAAAGTTGACTCTGCAAATCCAAATTCACTAGGTGATACAAATGCAGAAACTTATAGACAATCATTCCACGGAAAATTTCTTAAAGGTAAAACAACAGGAGTTGTTGCAAAGGTTATAACTTCATCTGCAGAAACTACAGACGATTCTTTAACACTATTTGTTAAATACCAATCACAAGGAACAGACACATCAAACTCATTCACATTCAGTTCTGCAGAAGAGTTGCAGGAAGTAACTGTAGATGGAGATGGTGTTGTTGCACTTAATACAACTAACTATAATGAGTTTACAGTTGGAACAGAAACAACAATCAATAGTGTTAATGGACTAGCATCTATTGCAAATATATCAGAAGGTGTTGTATTCATAAGAGGATTCTTTATTAAAGTTCCTGCACAAGAGTTAATACTAGAAAAGTATAGTGGGAGACCTTCATATAGAGTTGGTTTAACTATTGTTGAATCTGCAATCAATTCAGCAACAGATGATTCATTAAATGATAATGCAACAGGAACTACTAATGAGAATGCGCCAGGTGGTGATAGATTATCAATTGCATTAACATTAAGTAAGTATGCACTTACTACTACTGATGACTCAGACTTTGTTGAAACAATGAGAGTTAACAATGGTATTATTGAATTAGAAGTCAATAGACCAATGTACAATGAAATAGAAAACACACTTGCTAGAAGAACATTCGATGCAAATGGTGATTTTGTTGTAAACCAATTTACACATAGTTTAAGAGAACATTTAGACGATAGTACTAATAGAGGTTTTTATGCATCTTCCCAAGGTGGAGATGAAAGTCAATTTGTAATGCAAGTATCGCCAGGCAAAGCATATGTTAAAGGTTATGAGATTGATAAAGTTGGAACTACAACAATTCCTTTCTCAAAGGCAAGAACTACAGTTTCTTTAGATAATGCAAATACACCTATCAGATTAGGAAATAAATTAAAAGTTAAGAACATTCATTCATTACCCGAATTTGGTAATGAAGCAGGAGACGATGCAATGTCTCCATTTGCACCATGTGAATTATGGAACACATCTATATCTTCAGCAGGTACAAAACCAACAACATTACAAATTGGAACTGCAAGAGTAAGAAACATTGATTTGGACAGTGGTTCAGATTCAGGTGATGTTTACACAAATGCATCCGTATTTAACTTGTATATGTTTGACATCAAAATGTTCACTAGAATTAGTGGTACATTAAGTGGAACATTTAGTACTGGAGATAGAGTTGTTTCTAGTAGTGGTGCAACTGCAATCGTATCACACACTGATGGTGCTGAATTGTTTGTACATGATGTTGTAGGAACATTTGTGATTGGGAATTCAATAACAACAGAAGGTGTAACTTCAGGTACAACAACAGTAACTGCAGTTAGGTCTTACAATGTTGACCGTGCAAGGTCAATTACACAAACAGCAAAAAACACAAACAGAGAAATATTCACTGCAGACTTAGTTGCAGATTCGGACAAAACACTAACAGGTTCTTTAACTATGACTACAGGTGGTACTGGAGTAACTGGTTTTGGAACTAAGTACTTGTCTGAATTAAAAGAAGGTGATATCATTGTCGACCAAGCAGGTAATGAGAATGTTGTTGCATCAGTTACCGATGATTTAAGTTTAACATTAACAGGTAATGGTTCAACTGCATTTAGTGGAAATGCAACAAGACGAAGAGTCAGAATCTTTGACCAAGACCAAACTGCTGCAATATCATCATGGCCGAGAGATTGGATATCATCACATACTGCAGAGTCTATTCAAGTAAGAAGACAAGAAGTTGTAACTGTTGCATCTAACGAAGTCCAGTTATCAACTGGTTCAAATGGTGTATTCGGTGCAAAGAATACTGATAACTTTACAATTGCAGTTATAGAAGCTGCAACAGGTTATGCACAAGGAGACCTTCTAAACATAGAAGACTTTGGTGGTTCACCACAATCTTCAGGTTCGGGTCAAACATTAACATTGACAGGATTTGATTCTGCTGACAATGGTGCAGTTCTAAGAGTTACTTCTACTA